ACCCAATGATCGGCTTGGTCGTGTACCTTTACAATTAAGAATTTTGGCCTAAATCCGGTGAACACAAATGGACCATCAGATGAACCGTTGCCTGCATACGTACCAAACGCGCTAAAACCTTCGACAGGTGTAAAACAGTAAGCAATATAGTTTTGTGAACCATTTACGCCGCTACTATTTCCCAGGCTAAATACCGATGCTGTTGGGTTTGTTAAGTTCCAAACTGTACTATTTGAACCTGAAGCTCCGTTTTGTGATTGGAGCATTAAATACCCGGTACCGGTACCAAATGGGAAATTCACAAACCAACTTTCATTGGCAGTTCGTGATTTAAGTATAATCATCTCAGGTTTAGCATTTAAGCCGTGTCCAACGGTGGCACCACTTGTGCTATTACCTGTATAACTGACAATTGAGAATCCAGCTGACGGATTGGCACGAACTACTGACAAAATAGTACCGTCAAGGTTGGTTGAACCAGCAGTGGCGTTCGTATTCGCCTGGCCCCCCATTCCACTGTGCACACTACAATAATAAAATAAGGTTGGTGCACTCGCGGCAACAGTGATTGTAGTCTTAGCTCCTGCCTGTCCAGGTGTGCCTGTAGTCGTCACACCTGTCGTATATTCAGTGCCTCCGCCGTGCGTTCCGTTAGACGTAGTGGAGAATCGCAGTGGGTGGCCTGCGTTACTGCTATCTGACTGGTCAAACACATAGGTGCTACCCTCTTCAAGCTCAAGAGTCACGGCACTGGAGCCAAAGTCATCGAAGCGGTACTTGTTTCCACTATCGCTTACGACTTTAACGGTATATGTTTTACTACTGTTAGCGCCAGCGTCCCATGCCCAGGCAACGTAACTGTCACCTGTTTCGTTGCTTTGTCCGTAATCACCTAGTTGTACTTGATTTGTTCCATAGTCCCAATCAATAATGGAGTTTCTAGTTTTTTCAGTGTCAGTATTATTGCTCATCAAAACTTTTTGCGCTCCTCTTACAGAATCAGTAAGAACGTGCTCATAGGCACTGGTTGACCTGTTTTTAGCCCAAACCAAATCAGGTTGCATTCCAAGTGTTAATACTTGGTTTGCTCGCGTTCCGGTATACAGCGCTATATCAAACGCCGTCGAACCATCGGCAATTGCTGGGTTGGGAAGATTTTGCGTGCAAAGTGCTTTGTAACCGCTTGGTGGCGCATATTTAAATCTTCTTTGACCAAAGTTCCAAGAACCCCCAGTATTGCCAACTCGTGCATACATGGCTGGCAAGTATGGTCCGTTTGTTAATCCGCTAAAAGCCTGCCCTTGGGAAACTCCATCATTCCAAAAGGTAACTGTTCCAGCATCTGCATCAAAAAGTAAGCTGACAACTTTACCTGCAGACGTAAAACTTGACCCATAACTTGAGCTGCTACCCTCTGCATACTTGTTACCACTATCTACATACGCCCACTCACCAGAGTTATTACCAAGGAAGCCTGTGTTTACCGACTCTGGAGTAGCTAGGCCAACGTGAAATCCGCCTGCAAAGGCTGTAATTTCACATTCCCAGTACCATTTCCCCGACGATACTCCCATCGTGCCGCGAGGATTGTCTTGAGTTCCCCCTGGATTAAGAGTGTCTAAATTTCCATTACTAAATGTTCCATTAGTAGGTTTTTTTAAGCCATTTAAAGTGGCAAAATTATTAGTAGGATTATCTAATAGTGAGTCATTATCAACAC